ACTGGTAACTATAGTTGTGATAACTGGAATGTTGATATTGATATTAACGACTCTGGTTCAGCAACTGGTGACAGTTCTAACATTGATATTGATGTTGGTACAATAGCGAACTCTGATGACTCAGATGTGACACTCCAAATACTTGGTGACAGTACAACTGCAAACATTGACATAGATGGTGCAAGTTCTCCAGTATCGGTAACTTCAACTGGTAGTACAAATAACTTTCAGATTAATGTAGATGGTAACGGAGATAGTGCTGGTCATGCAGTAACAATTGTTCATACTGGTAGTGGTGCAACATATGATGTCGTACAGAGCGGTGCTTATGATAGCATTATTAACTTGACAGTAAATACTTCTACAGGTGCAGCTGCTGACGTTGATATTAGTCAGGCACAATAATGTATAAATTTATATTATTATTTGTTATTTTATCTTCTCAAGCATGGGGTAGTATAGGAACGATAACTGCAGCTAAGTCGCCTGGCACTTTAGAAAGAGCCGATGGTGAAAAACTTAATTCTGAACTAAACACTTCGCTTGAGATGGAAGATAAAATTGAAACTTTTCAAGGCGGTCATCGTTTAACATTTATCGATGATACTATAGTTGATATGACTTCACAGTCAGTATTGGTAATTGATGATTATGTGTATGATCCAGCAAACAATGTAGGGTCTTTGAATCTTAAAGCAAAATTAGGAACTATGAGATATGCGTCTGGAAAGTTAGCAAAGAACTTTCGCCAGAACGTAAAGATATCTACACCGACTTCAAACATCGGTGTACGAGGTACTGATTTTACTATGACAGTTGATGAACTAGGTGGAAGTACAATTATTCTTTTACCGTCATGTGATACATCTGGAATGTGTTATACTGGAGAAATTACAGTTGAAACTGATGCTGGTTTTGTTATTCTTAATCAGGCATTTCAAGCAACACGAACAAGTAGTTGGGGGAAAAGACCAGCTGCTGTAGTTAAGATTGACATAGATCCAAGTTTAATTAATAACTTATTGATAGTTCGTAAAAAACAATTGGTAGAAGATACTGATATAATTTCAAAAAGAGCAATGAAAACTTTATTAGATATTGACTTATTGGAATTTAAAGAACTAGATGAAGATTTATTAGAAATTGAAGAAGAATTTGATGAACTTGCAATAAACTGGTTAGACTTTGATTTATTACCAGATATCTTAGAACAAGTCAACTCAGAACTGATAGCGTTGTTATCTCGTGATGCTTTGGCCGGTAGAACTAAAGGTAAGAAGTCAGGTAAAGACGATAGAGGAATTATACTGATAGTCGGTGAAAATGATTGGACGTGGTTTAGAACAGATGGAACTAATACCGTACAGTTAGTACTTAATAATGAAAGTAACTACACATTAAACGTATACCAAAATCAAATAGAAATCTATGATTATGAATTAGGTTCTTCGGGAGGGAATAGAATAAATGTTTATCAGAGCGGTCAGTAGTATTTTTCTACTTATATCAACTACTTTAATAGTCTTCGCAAACGACATTAACATTACTCAGTCGGGTGCTAATTTTGATCTTACTATTTCACAACAAGGCCAGAACAATGGTGTTGGTAAAAATATATGGAATGTGAGTAGTGACATATCTGGTAGTAGTAATAATTTAGAGATTAAACAGTATAATAATAAAAATGGAAATCGAAACTATATTGGTTTTCATATATCTGGAAATAATAACAATTTTGCTTTAGGTCAAGGTTGTTATTATGATAACTCCTCTGATACAACGTGTGACAATGGTGACAATGAATATGGAAATCAGAAAATGATGATAGATATACATGGAAGTGGTAATAATATGAAACACGGCCAAAGAAATGCAGGATCTGTTGGACATGATCTAACTACCTACATATATGGTAATGATAACAGTGTTTTCACACGACAAAATGGTTCTGGGGCAAAAGATATCACAATTCAATTATCAGGAAATAATCACAACGTCAGTATGATTCAAGACGGACAGGGTGCTCACAATGCATCTGTGAACCTCTCAGCAGGCGCTGGAGCATATAATGTATCATTAACGCAATCTAGTGATACCACACAAAATTACTCACTAACAGGTACTTGTCAGGATTCAAATGGTTGTGGTGTGACGGTTACACAAAACTAGGACTTTATTATGGGAAAAATATTTACACATTGGAGTATTGCACTCTTTACAGTTTTTGCAATAACTTATCTTGCATGGAATAATCCAACTTTAGTACAAGTTGCAAAACTAAAAGCTTTCGATTATCAATTACAAAATGAAGAAGTTGTTGTTGACGACAATCTTATCTATGTCACTTTGGGTGAAAAATCCATAGAGGAAAATGGACAATGGCCCTGGCCAAGAGATAAAATTGCTAATCTCATTTGGGAACTAAGACAAGAGGGAGCTGGTATCATTGTTCTTCCTATGTTGTTTAGTGAAGAAGATAGATTTGGTAAAGACCAAGAGTTGTGGGATGCACTTAATATGAATGGTGTTATTATTGCACAAACAGGAAGTTCTCAGAAAACTACTACTGGTGTATTCAGACCAGTTAATATGGTTGGTGGTAACAAAGATGCTTCAAACAACCTATTTACATACAATGGTATGTTACCCCCAATATTTAACTCAGAAGGAGTTGGTGTAATTAATACTGCACCAGAGGTAGATGGTGTTGTCAGAAGAGTTCCATTGTTAATCAATGTACAGAACGAACTATATCCAAATATCGCAGTAGAGGCTCTTAGAGTAATGGTTGGTGTTCCCAACTATTATATGAAAACAACACCATACGGAATTGACAGTATTCGTGTAAAAGGTTTTCCTATCAAACGTGGTATTATAAAAACAGATGACAGAGCAAGAATTTTCCTTAGATGGAATACTGAGATACAAACACTTGATTACAAAACTGATGAGTTATATTCAGTAGAGGGCAAAACTGTAATAATCGGAATAACAGCTGAAGGATTAGCTAATCCTCTTGCAACTCCCATAGGAGAAAAATATCCACATGAAATCATAGGTGCAACACTTAGTACAATTATTCTAGGAGAAACTGTATCACGACCAATGTGGGCAGACCTATATGAGTTGGGTGCTATACTTGCAATGGGTATCATTATTGTCATTGCAGCTGCATTGTTACCTTACATGGTAATATTTGGACTGATGATTGGTACTGGTGTTGGTATAATTTATGGAGTCGGCTATTTCTTTACAAAAGAACTTTGGCTACTAGATCCAACAATGCCATTATTTATGTTGACATTGGTCGGATTACATGGTATATTTAATAGATTTGTTAAAGAATTTCAACTCAAACAACAAATCAAGAAACAGTTTGGTACATACCTTTCGCCTGCAATGGTTCAGAAACTACAAAAGAATCCTGAGCTATTAAAACTTGGTGGAGATACCAGATATATGACATTTTTGTTCTGTGACATTCGTGGGTTCACTCCTATCTCAGAACAGTATAAAACCAATCCACAAGGATTGACAGAATTAGTGAATAGGTTTCTCACTCCTATGACAGATATTATTATGGAAAATGAAGGAACTATCGACAAATACATGGGTGACTGTATCATGGCCTTTTGGAACGCCCCACTTGACGTTTCAGATCAAGAAGGCAAAGCAGTTAAAACTGCCGTTAAGATGTTAGAACATTTGAAGGTTTTAAATAAAGAACTGGAAATTGATGGGATGCTCCCAATTAACATCGGTATCGGTATTAATAGTGGTAGTGTAGTTGTAGGAAATATGGGTTCTAATCAACGATTTGATTATAGTGTTCTTGGTGATGCTGTAAATCTAGCTGCTCGTCTTGAGGGACAATCGAAAGGATACGGAGTGAAAACAATAATAGGTGAAGATACAGCAAAAGAAATTGACGATATGTTCGCAGTTCTTGAACTAGATAAAATTGCAGTAAAAGGAAAAACAGAGGGTGTAAAAATCTTTACAGTCCTTGGTGAACATACTTGGTTGAATAAAAATTCCAACTATGTATGGGAAACACAACAACACGATAAAATGTTACAACTTTATCGTCAGAAGAATTTTGATGCAGCTGCTAAGCTTACAGAAGACCTTATGGGTTCATTTATAGGAATCATGGACGGTTACTATATGACTTGGATTGAGCGTTGCGAAGAAATGAAAAGTAAGGAACTTCCCGATGATTGGGACGGAACTTATGTTGCAACTACAAAATGAACTAAATAGTAGTCAACAAAGGAATCTAAATGACAGAAGATATAAACACAGAGGTGGCACTTCTTAAAAAGGAAGTGACCGACATAAAATTTATATTCAGTCGTTTAGATACTGCGATTGAGAGAATGGTAGATGTATCGTCCTCTGTTAACCGAATGTTAGCAGTACATGAGGAAAAAATATCTCAACAAGAAGAAGCTTCAATTCGTGCTGATACAGAATTTAAAGCTGATGTAAAGGAACTACACTCTCGTATTACTACAAACACAAAAGAAATGATGCAAACGATTACGTCTCAACATCTGGAACAACAACAGATGATGGATAGAATGAGAATTGAGCTAAATAATAGAGTAGGTATATTAGAGAAGTGGAGATGGTTAATTATTGGTGGTTCAATTGTAGTTGGATTTGCATTACAAAAAATGCCAATTTGGGGTTGACATAGTACATATTTTATGATATAATCACTTTATGTATATCGAACAAAAGTATCTATTAATAGCATCATCACAATTACAACTGTTTAAAAAGAAAGGTGATTTTCTTTATAACTTTCGTTGTCCTTATTGTGGTGATTCTCAAAAGAACCGTTCTAAAGCCCGTGGTTTTATTTTCCGTAAAGAATCAAATCTTATATATAAGTGTCATAACTGTGGAATTGGTGCAAGTTTTAAGAATTTCTTGAAGCACATAGACTCTAAAATCTGTAATGACTATATATTTGAAAGATACAAAAAAGAAGATCCAACTGTCCCAGACATTGGTAAGTTTTCACAACCAAACTTTATGAAAGGCCCGTCCCCACTAAAATCCCTTAAAAAGATATCATCCTTAAAACATGATCACCCTGTTAAGAGATTTGTGGATAATAGGTTAATTCCTACGACTGTCCATTTTGAATTGTTTTATGCACCTAAGTTTTTTGCGTGGGTGAATAAGGTTGTGCCAAATAAGTTTCCTTCTTTGAAGGGAGATCATCCTAGATTGGTTATACCATTCTTTGATGAGAATAATAAAATGTTTGCGTTTCAAGGGAGAGCTTTCGGAAATGAACAACCTAAGTACATTACCATTACTCTTGATCCAGACAAAGACAAAATATATGGTCTTAACAGACTTAATCCCCAAAAACCGATACAAGTAACAGAAGGGCCCATTGACTCATTGTTTTTGGATAATTGTGTTGCTGTTGCTGGTGCAGACTTCAGTAGACTACCAGTAGATAATACGACTATTATATTTGATAACGAAAGGAGAAACGTAGAGATATTAAAACAGATGAATAAAACAATTGAAATGGGTTATAACATAGTTTTGTGGCCTGATGATATAAAGGAAAAGGACATAAATGATATGATTATGTCTGGACGAAAAAAAGAAGAAATACAAACAATAATTAAAAATAATTCCTATCAAGGCAATATGGCTAAGATAAGGTTCACAACATGGAGAAAACGAGATGCCTAGTAATTACGTACCTACATCATACCAAGAATTTATTCATCTATCAAGATACTCACGCTGGTTACCCGAAGTAGGTCGCAGAGAAACGTGGAACGAAACTGTTACCAGATACTTTGACTTTTTTACAGGTCATATACAAGAAATGTGTGATTATACTATTCCACTTGCATTGAGAAAAGAATTAGAGGTTGCAGTACTAAGTCAACAAATAATGCCGTCCATGAGGTGTTTGATGGCTGCTGGTGAGGCATTAAAACGAGAAAATATAGCTGGATATAATTGCTCATACATTGCAGTAGATCGTATCCAAGCATTTGATGAAATTCTGTATATTTTGATGAATGGTACTGGTGTTGGATTTAGTGTGGAAAGGCAGTTTGTGTCAGAGCTTCCAAATGTTGCAGAAGAGTTTCATCACACGGACACGGTTATTCATGTTGCAGATAGTAAACTAGGTTGGGCAAAGGCTTACAAGGAACTTGTAGGTCTTTTGTACATTGGACAGATACCACGTTGGGATGTATCAAAAATTCGCCCTGCTGGAGCTCCACTGAAAACATTTGGTGGTCGTGCATCAGGCCCTGCTCCATTAGAAAACTTATTTAACTTTACAGTAAATACATTTAAGAGTTCTGCTAGTCGTAAGTTGACCTCATTAGAGTGTCACGATATTGTTTGTAAGATTGCAGAAGTAGTAGTTGTAGGTGGTGTTCGTAGGTCTGCTCTTATCAGTCTTTCTAATCTATCTGATGATCGTATGAGAGCTGCAAAACATGGACAATGGTGGCAAGAAAATCCACAACGTGCATTGGCAAATAACTCTGCATGTTATACAGAAAAACCAGAGATGGGTATCTTCATGGACGAATGGAAAGCTCTTTATGATTCTAAGTCTGGAGAACGTGGTATCTTCAATCGTGAATCTGCAAATAAAATGGCAGAGAGGAGTGGTCGTAGAGACATAGAAGGTCATCACTTTGGGACGAATCCTTGCTCAGAAATAATTTTACGGAGCCGAGAATTTTGCAATTTAAGTGAGCTAGTAGTAAGAGCAAATGATACTAGGGAGTCTCTTTTAGAGAAGGTTAGATATGCAACGATTCTGGGTACTTTACAATCTACTCTTACAAACTTTAAATATGTTTCTTCTGCATGGAAAAAGAATTGTTCTGAAGAAAGACTATTGGGCGTTTCACTTACAGGTATTATGGATTGTCGTTTGACAAATGGTAAACAAAAAGGTTTAGAAAATCTATTAGAAGAATTAAAAGCAGAAGCAGTCAGAGTAAACAAAGATATGGCTGAGAAATTAGGTATTCCACAGTCTGTTGCTATTACTTGCGTGAAGCCATCTGGCACTGTATCACAGCTTGTAAATGCGGCTTCTGGTATTCATGCAAGACATAATCCTTATTATATTCGTACTGTTCGTGGAGACAAGAAAGATCCACTAACATTGATGATGACAGAAGAAGGATTCCCTGTAGAAGATGATGTAATGAATCCATCTAATACTGCTGTGTTTTCCTTTCCTATGAAAGTAGATAAGGGTGCAGTGTTTAGAACAGACATGTCTGCTATTGAACAGTTGGAGTTGTGGTTGACTTACCAGAAACATTGGTGTGAGCATAAACCATCAGTTACAATTTCTGTAAAAGAAGACGAATGGATGGAAGTTGGTGCATGGGTCTTTAAAAACTTTGATTATATGTCTGGTGTGTCATTCTTACCATTTAGTGAACACACATATCAACAAGCACCATATCAAGATACTGATAAAGAAGGATATGAGTTCTTACTTGATCAGATGCCTAAAAATGTAGATTGGAGTAAATTATCGGACTACGAAAATGTTGACATGACTGTTGGTTCTCAGGAATTAGCATGTGCAGCTGGTTTCTGTGAGATCCAATAGAATGAAGCTTATTGTATGTGAATCATGTGAGGCTGAATTTAATATAAAGCATCACTTAGAACCCCGACTATATAAGATAGAGTTCTGTCCTTTTTGTGGGGACGAACTAAACGAAGAGCTCGAAGATGAGCTGGAAGACGAAAACTACGGAGAGGACTACGATGAGTAAATGTCAAGAATGTGGACATGATTGTCATTGTAATGGAGAGTGTGGTTACGTTGATTGGTGTGGTTGTGAAGACTGTAAATGTGAAAGTATAGAAAAGAATGAAAACATCATCAGCTAAAGCAAAAGGTAGACGATTCCAGCAATGGGTTCGTGACCAACTGATTGAGAAACTTGAAGTGCATCCAGAAGATGTGGAATCTAGAAGCATGGGCGCTGGTGGGGAAGACCTCATCATGGCTCGTGCTGCTAGAGAAAAGTTTCCATATTCAATTGAATGTAAAAACCAAGAAAGTTTGAACGTATGGAAATCATACGAGCAAGCAGAGTCTAACTCTGGCAAATATGAGCCAGTAGTTTTTATTAAACGCAATAATCAAAAACCTTTGGTTGTTGTTGATGCAGAATATTTTGTGGGGTTACATGAACGAGTGGATTGAGCAGTATAAACAATATCATAAAGAACATAATGATTATGGCAATGGTGGTGGATTAAAGTTTTATTTACAACACATAGTAGATTTAATACAAGATACTAAATCAGAGAGTCTATTAGATTTTGGGTGTGGTAAAGCAGAAGGTTATTTAGAACATAATCATCATAAACATTGGGGCAATATAATGCCTTCTCTTTATGATCCAGCTATTTCAAAATATGAAATTTTACCAGATGGTAAATTTGATGGAGTTATATCATTTGACGTATTAGAACATATTCCAAAAGAACAACTTCCAGAAACTTTTGATAAGATATTCTCTAAAGCAAATAAGTTTGTATTTCTTGGTATTGCAACTGCACCAGCTGATGCAATACTACCTAATGGTCAAAATGCACATTGTACAGTAGAGCCTATTGGGTGGTGGGAGTCTATGGTAGAAAAATATGCTCCAAAAAGAGTGTACACACACATAAAGACTTCTGGCAACTGTAATAACTATTCTATTCTAAATGAAGAGTTATATATGGACTTTTTCCTAAATAATCTAAATATTAATGAAAAAACCTCTTGACATTGTAAACGAATCATGTTAGCATGTATATATGATGAAAAATAGAAAGGTATGCTATCACATGATAGAAACTACATATGCAATGATTATTACTTTTAGTGCTTGTATTGCAACTTATTTTTGGGGACGTTCACAGGTATCAATGAAAAATATTGATGAAATAACTGAAAAGATGTTGGTAGTATTAGCCAAAGGTGGTTATATAAAAACCAAAGAAATTAATGGGGAAACAGAAATTGTTAAGCTTAACGATTAAATTAGTATATTTGGGTTTTTTAATATACTTACTTGCTACCCTAGTATTATTGACTATACTTTTCTTTGATACACCCAACTTAATAAATTGTTTTTAAAGGAAATGTGATTTGAGAAAAGATAGAGAAAAAAGTGGAATGTCCGTAGAGGTCAGAAATAATGATATAAATGGAGCAATGCGTGTATTAAAGAAACGTATGCAAACCGAAGGTGTTTTTAATGACCTTCGTGAACGTCAAGCATATCAATCTAAAGCAGAAAAACGTAGACTTGCAGACGCAGCTGGTAGACGTAGATGGTTGAAGAAGGTAGAAAAATTAAAAGAAGAAGGACTTTGGAATGACTAAAAAAAGTATAGTTGCAAGAACCGCAGTTAATGATGGATGGGTACAACCTAAAGTTCGTAAGAAACGTAAACCCATGACAGAAGAACAACGCACAGCTGCATCTGAACGTCTTGCGATTGCAAGAGCTGCAAAGGCTCCAGCAAAGAATCTTAACATTTGTTCAGAGGTAATAAATCTACCAGACGAACATATGCTTTCTGCCAAGAAAGTAAAAGATTGGATTAAAACACAAAAAGAACTTATTAGTTCATATCGACAAGAAGTTCGTAGGGACGTAAAGGGTTCGATAGCAAGACTTGCAAATAGTGAATCTTATGTTCGACACTTACAACATTATCTAAAATGGGGTGATTACTGTGATGATTTTTACGGAGAACATCAAGAAAAGAGGGTTCAATGGCAGACGATACGACCATCAGCAACGACAGTAACGTAGTCAAAGGCCCGTGGAAACGAGCAAAGAGAGTAGAACCATCAGAGACAGATAAAATGTATGAAGACATTGAGTGGTCAGAAGAAGTGACCGAATCTGTTATGGTGCCGTTAATACACAATCTTGCAGAAAATGGTGTGGATTTTAAAACTGGTTCATTTATAGGAGAAATTGGGTTTGTTAATGAAACTATTAAATCTATTTTATATAGAACTATGGGATATAAACATGATATGACAGCTTTAGTTGAAATGACAATGAAAACAAATCCCATTGGCGAAGACCCATGGCCACCTACATTTAACCATGAACTGGTTAGTGAAATAGTTAGCAAAAATAATAATGATTCAGAGGATGAACCAACGTGATAATAATTGATATGAACCAAATCACATTAGCAAGTCTAATGATGCATTTACATATGACCAAATCAAAAGAACCAGATGAGAGTATGGTAAGACATATGATTCTCAATTCTGTTCGTATGTACAGGAATATGTTTGGTGAAAAATATGGTGAGGTTGTTCTAACTTATGACTCCAAACATTATTGGAGAAGAGACTTCTTTCCCCAATATAAAGCTGGACGTAAGAAGGGCAGAGAAAATGATGATAAAGATTGGGATGCCATATTTGAGATTTTAAATAAAATTAAATCAGAGTTTAAAGATAATCTACCATACAAATATCTTGAAGTATATGGTGCAGAAGCCGATGATATTATTGCAACATTGTGTAAAAACACTCAAACAGAAAAAGATCGTAGTAAAAACGAAAAAGTTATGATTGTGTCTGGAGATAAAGACTTTATTCAGTTACAGAAGTATTATAATGTCGATCAGTATAGTCCAATTACCAAGAAACACATAAGTGGACATGATCCAATCACCTATATAAAAGAACACATATTAAAAGGTGATACAAGTGATGGAGTACCAAATGTGCTATCACCAGATCATACCTTTACAGAGGGGTTGAGACAAAAACCTCTGAGTAGAAAGAAAATTGACACTTGGATAGATATTGATATGGAAGATATGACTGATGAAGTCAAAAGAAATTATCAAAGAAACGAAAAACTTATCAGCTTAGATAAGATACCAGAAGAACTTGAAGAAGATATACTTCGAGAGTTTGCTGGGGCTCCTCATGGTGACCGTAGCAAATTACTAAATTATTTTATACAAACAAGACTAAAGAGTCTTACTGAAACAATTGGAGAATTTTAATGCCCGAACAAAACTATACTTTGCTTTTCCCAGAAATACTGGAAAGAGTATCTAAAGCAAAAACTAAAGATCAAAAAGTAGAAATACTAAGAGAATACAATACTGATGCACTTCGTATGGTTCTTAAATCATCTTTTGACCCAAAAATTGAATGGGTATTCCCAGAGGGTACAGTTCCATATACAGCGAATGATGCACCAGCTGGAACAGAACACACGATGCTTTCAATGGAAGCAAAGAAAATATGGCACTTTATTAAGGGTGCTGATAATATAACAAAACTGCCTCAGAAAGAGAACATGTTCTTTCAGATGTTAGAAGGATTGCATCATAGTGAAGCAGAGCTTCTAGTTCGTGCTAAAGACAAAAAACTTCATCAAATATATAAAGGACTATCTGCAAATGTAGTCAGAGAAGCCTTTGGATGGGACGAGCAATATGTAGTTCCAAAACCAGATGAATATCCACAATCTTCTGGCATGGCATCTGGTGCAGATAGATAAAATTAGCCCTTGACTCTGTTAACGAATCATGTTATAGTATATACATAAGATGAGTTAACAGAGAAAGAGAAAATTATGTCAACAAGAATTATGAAGAAGTTTGAAAATGTATCTGCTGGTATTGAGAATATGCTTGCAGCTGCAATACATCATTATAATCAAAATAATTTTAATGAGAAAATGAAAGAAGAGTTTGCAAATAGTTTTATGACTAAACAAGGACAGAAATATATTAAGATAGGTACAAAATCTAGGTATTCTGATAAAATGGGTTCTGTTTGGGGATTTGTCGTAAACACTGATGATGACGTAAGGTTCAAAAAAGGTGATGTGTTGAAACCAGCTGGTTTTAATGCTCCTGCTAGAAATGGTGCTCGTGGAAATGTTTTAGAAGGTGGATTCAGTATCAACTGGACTGGCCCTCTATATTTGGTATAAGGAAGATTGATTATGTTGAAAGAAATATTAAAAAATATGATGGAAAATAAGTTAGAAACATTTGTTGACCTTATATTTGTAGTGGCATTGTTTGGTGCTGGTTGGTTTTTTTTGGTGGCAACACTTTAAAGTTAGATTCGGTTAGCACCTCTCTCTCATCATCATAACGCTAACCGAATCGTTCTATCTCAATGGATATATTATGATGAACGTGAAAACATTGAGATACAAAAGGGGGGTTGACAAGGCCCCCCTTTTTCTGTTATAATAGGTATATAATGAATTATGTAGAAGTCATTGGTGGAACTAAGAAGCAACGTGCTCTTGCAGAAGATGTTGCTTTTTGGTGCATTGAAAAAATGATGCCAAAAATGAAAACACTTGAAATTGAAATTCAATTAAGTAAGTTAGAAGATGATCGATATGGTTCTTGTATGGAAGAAGACCGTAATCGTGTATTTCATCTTGAGATATCTAAAAATTGTGACAGAGATGAATTTATTACAAGCATATGCCATGAGATGATTCATGTGAAACAATATGCTCGTAATGAGTTTAGTATAAGAACTGGAAGCGGTGGTGAGAATTATTGGGACTTGCCTTATGAAATTGAAGCATACAAATTACAAGATACTTTATTAAAAGAATACAAGGATGAGATATGAAAATAATCAAAACAATAATTATTGCAACTTGTCTCGCATTTTTGGCTGGCGCTATAGGATCTATAGTAAAAGCAGAAGAAAGTCCTTCTATATGTCTTGCAAAAAATATATATTTTGAAGCAAAGAACCAAGGAACTGCTGGTTGGGCTGCAGTTGCATTTGTTACATTGAATAGAGTGAATGATACCAGATATCCAAATTCTATATGTGAAGTAGTCTATCAAGGCCCAGCAAGACCATCATGGCAAGACCCAGAATTAATGATACCTATACGACACAAATGTCAATTCAGTTGGTACTGTGATGGTAAATCAGATGTTATGGGAAATGTTAGTAAAAGTCAAGAAATAATTAAGTTTGCAGAATATGTACTATCCACTAAATTTGACTTGGATATAACAGATGGAGCAACACACTACCATGCTGATTATGTATATCCAGCATGGGCTAAAACGAAAACGAAAACCATAGAGATTGGTGATCACATATTTTATAGATGGGAAAAGTAGTGAATATATTTTACTTACATGAAGACCCAATACAAAACGTAAAGTGGCATATAGACAAACATGTTGTCAAGATGGCAACTGAGTATTGTCAGCTGTTGTCTACTGCACACAGAGTATTAGATGGTGAGATGTATCTTGGTAAAACTAAAAACAATCGTAATATTAAACGATGGCGTTTATCAGATGAACGTGAGGACTTGTTGATGAAAGCAAGTCATATCAATCATCCATCAAACATTTGGGTTCGTGAGTCTAGTGCTAACTATTTTAACATGTACAAACTATATATGGCCACACTTGCAGAATATACTTACAGATATGAAAAGATACATGGGTCAGGTCGAGCATCAATGATTCTACAAAGAGCTCCAAAAAACATTCCAAATAAAGGATTGACAACATTACCACAATGTATGCCAGACGATTGCAAAGTAGTAGGTGACACTATACAGGCCTATAAGAACTACTATATAAACGAGAAGGCATATTTTGCAAATTGGAAAAATCGGGAGAAACCACAATGGTTCGAGAGGGATATTACGATTACATGTTAAGACGTAGTGGTGAAGCTGAATCAAATCAATCATCATCTCAAATGGATATATTAAAAAGAGATATGGCTGATTTAACAAAATCTTACTATGATGTCTTAAAAAGAAACGATGAATTATACAATCAAGTTAGAGAACTTGAAAGTAGAATTATAGATTTGCACAATACTCATGTGCCAATTAGATGAAAGTATAAAATATGCCTACATATACAATTAAAAATACTGAAAACGATGACACATATGATACATTTTGCTCTTGGAGTGAATTAGAAACTTTTCTAGAAGAACACCCATCATTTAAGAAGGTACTTACTGCTCCAGCTATTATCGGTGGAATTGATGGAAAAACACATAAGGTAGATGAAGGATTTAAGGAGAATATGCAACGTATTGCTGAAGGACATCCTAACTCCCCTATGGCAGAAAAGTATGGTACAAATAGATCAAATAAAGACCTTAAAACCTTCAATACAATTAAAAAACGTACAAGTATAGGTAAAGCTCATAATTTAGATGCAATAAGTAAGGAATATCGTCAAGGCCAACTGGTGCAATAATTATAAATAAAAACGTAAGAATTGCAATTTAATTAAAGCGTTCTTACAGGAGTGAAGGGAATTATGGCAGAGATTACTGTAAGACCATAACAGACCCCTTCACTCCACCTACATTAAATAAAAAGGTAATTAAATAATGTCAAAAAAACAAGATATAACTCTTAATCAACTTACCAATATTAAACCTGTTACCGATAGTCAAAAACAAGTATTTGATACATGGAAAGAGGGAAAGAACCAATTTCTTTTTGGTTGTGCTGGTACAGGAAAAACATTTGTTTCTGTATTTCTTGCTCTACAGGATGTTCTTAAAAATGAAACACCATATGATAAAGTTGTAGTAGTTCGTTCACTTATACCGACAAGAGAGATTGGTTTTTTGCCTGGCGATGAAGAAGATAAAGCTGCGTTATATCAAGTACCGTATTCTAATATGATGCAGTTTATGTTTGAACAACCAAACGAACAAGCGTTCAGTATGTTATATGATCGTTTGAAATCACAAGGAAGTTTCTACTTCCTATCTACATCATTTCTTAGAGGTTTGACCTTTGACAATAGTATCATCATAGTTGATGAGTGTCAAAATCTAAACTTCCATGAACTTGATACTATTATAACTAGGGTTGGTCAGGATTCAAAAATAGTTTTCTGTGGAGATTTTGGCCAATCTGATTTAACAAGAACAAATGAAAGAAATGGATTAATGAATTTCTTACAGATTCTACAAGAAATGAAAGAATTTAATTGTGTAGAATTTGACATCGGAGATATAGTTCGCTCAGGATTTGTGCGAAACTATCTTATACAAAAAACAAAACTAGGAATGGGGATAGAATAATGCAAGATAACTATGAACACTGTTTAGAAATGATACTACATCACGAAGGTGGATATGTAAATCATCCTAAAGATCCAGGCGGCGAGACTAATCTTGGCGTAACGAAAAGGGTATATGAAGAATGGGGTGGAGAGAAAGACATGACAGACTTGTTGGTCGAAGATGTTGCTCCTATCTATCAAAAGAACTATTGGGATCGTTGTAAATGTGATGATTTACCAAGTGGGCTAGACCTATGTGTATTTGACTTTGCTGTAAATGCAGGCCCAAGTCGTAGTGCAAAGTATCTACAAAAATTGATTGGTACTACTGTTGACGGTGGCATCGGCCCTAACACTTTAAAGGCCGTTCACAATTACGTTGAAGAAGTTGGACTAGAATCAGCAATCGAAGGCTATCAATCATCAAGGCAAGAGTATTATGAAAGTCTTGGTACATTTGATACGTTTGGTAGAGGTTGGACTCGTAGAGTAGAAGAAACTACTGCATCTGCATTGGAAATGGCGTAAAAATAATATGAAAAAATTTAATCATGCACCTGTAGAGTTACAGGATATTAAAGCGACAAATAAAGACGGAATACGACTATACAAAACACCAGATGGAAATATGTATCCATCTATTACAACAGTTCTTTCTGTTAGAAACAAACAAGGATTGTTTGAATGGAGAAAACGTGTTGGTGAAGAAGTGGCGAATTACATTGCAAGGAC